CGTCGAACCCAAGGCCCTCGAGCTCGTCGAACCCAAGGCCCTCGAGCTCGTCGAACCCAAGGCCCTCGAGCTCGTCGAACCCAAGGCCCTCGAGCTCGTCGAACCCAAGGCCCTCGAGCTCGAGGAACACGACGAGCTCGAGCTCGTCGAACCCAAGGCCCTCGAGCTCGAGGAACACGACGAGCTCGAGGAACACGACGAGCACGACGGGCCGATCGATCTCGGTAGCTGGACGGGTAGCAAACCGAAGGGAAAGCCTAAACGCGGGAGGAAACCATGAGAGCGGACGGGAAAATCGCAATGACCGTGTACGTTGGAAACGGTGTCGAATCCATTGAGTGGATCGACCCGCCCGTGAAAAAGAAAGATCAGAAGGCCGAGCACAAGGCCGAGCACAACGCCAGGGCTGAAAAGCCAGCGAGGGACTAGCCTTGGTCGATCTGCGGAAATTGAGCGAAGAGTTTTTGGCTACTTCACTGGAAGGGGATTTTTCCCTTCCAGTGGAGATCCAAACCCCGAACGGCGCGATTCAAACGGTGCGAGCCCAAGTGCTCTACGATCGCACTGGCGAGGATCCGCAAACGGGAGAGATGGTCTACGTCACCGATCCGGTTGTCGTGGTCCGTCGCTCTTCGCTTAATCCCGTACCATCTCCCGGGGAGCGCCTCGTGATTCGGATCCCAGAGAACCCTCGCGAGGATGCGACGAAAGGGACCTACTTCTGTTTCGACCAGTCGTTTCAAGGTGGCCGTTCGCTCGGTATGATCCGGTTTTATTTGACCAAGACTGAGCAAACACCCACATGACTATGATGTTCCGCACAGCCAAAGCTGCCCTGGTTACGATCCTCGGGGCTTCGTCGACCACGGGCGGCTATCGGGTCACGGGCTACCAGGGACAGAGCACAGAGGCCGATACGGTAGCAGGGACGAGCCGCAAGGTTTCGGTGAGCTACCGCTCTGGATCGTTCCCGCGTAGCGGCTCGAGCCCCCGCGGGCCCGTGCGCCACGAGATGGAGTTCGCTGTCGAGCTCCTATGCTCGGCACGAGCTAACGGTGACTTGTCCGCGCTCAATAACCCCGAGTCCACGGACCAGCAAAAAGCCACGGCGATCGCCGCTTTCGTCCCCGCGGCGCAAGCGGTCGATGCTCACATGGACAGCTTCATAGATACTGTCTACCAGGTCCTCATGGACAACGAGGCCACGCGCCTCGACGATGGAACGCTCGGGGACCTCAAGGTCTCTAATCGGTGGATCTCCCGCGTGCAAAAAGACGACCCGTTACCGAGCGGCGCGCTTGCCGTACTGAGCGCGACGATCATTTACAACGTGGTGGCCATGGAGGGCCTCACCGGCGCCGCGGCAATAGCACCCACGCCCCCCGAAGGTCAGCCCGCGTACGTCGGATCCATCCTAGTAGACTTGCTCATCGAGGGCGACGTGGACGACCCTGTAGCCGGCGACACCCACGAGGGACGCGCGAAGGTCGGGGAGGTTTATTAGTGACGCTAAACGACTACCTCAATTCGCTTAGCGACGAGGATCGGGTTGCTTTCGTAAAGCGCGTCGAGGCGGTCGGAAATCAAACCGTTGACGTGTTTTCCGAGGTCTTGCCGAAGTGGTATGACCCCGAGGCCTGTTCACTAGACGTCAATTCCGTGTATGCGGTGCACAAGCACGAAGGGCCAAACGGATCGAGCCACTTTCATCTGCTATTACTCGACTATCAGTACGCCTATTGGGAGGATGCGGATCGCAAGCCAGCGAAACCGACGAAACCCGAGGATCCGGATCCAAAGGTCGAGAAACCCGAAGATGACGTGCGGATCGTCGCGAGCAAAGCGGATAAGAAGTTTTTCAAGGCCACGGCAAAGTCCGACGCTTCGATCGAGGACGGGCCCCGTCACGTTTTTGGCTCGAGTTTGTACGACCCGGACAAACGGGTTTTCATTTTCCCCGGGACACAAAAGAAACAGCCGATCGATGTCGGCGCAAAGCCGATCGAGGTCGGCAAAGAGGAGCCTAAGACATGACTATCAGCGCAACGAGCTTAGCCGCGGCTAACGCGGTGAGCGTCAGAAACGTCCAGTTTGCGCCGGCCTCGGAAGTGCTCGCGCGAAAGATCGTTGTGATCGGGACCTACGATCCGGCGAAAACATCCGTGGTCGCGGCGACACCAATCCAGGTCCTAAGCCCCGAAGACGCAGGGAGCAGGTTCGGTTTCGGCTTCATGCTCCATCGGCTCGTCAAGGCCGTGTTCGCTGGCTCCAAGGGCGTCGAATGTTGGTGCGTTCCACAGGCCGAGGTGGCGGGCGCAAAGGCCGCGGGGACGATCACCATTGCCGGTACCGCAACGGCGGCTGGCACGCTTCACCTGTACGTCGCCGGTGACTATGTTCCGGTTAGCATCGCCTCGGGTAACACGGCTGCGCAAGCTACCACGGCAATGATTGCCGCGATCAACGCGATCGCTGACTTGCCCGTGGTCGCACTTGTCGATGGATCCACGCCAGCAGAGACCGACGTCACGGCGAAAACGACGGGGACCTACGGCAACGAGATCAAGATCCGGTTGAACATCTTCGACGGCCAAGAGCTCCCCGCCGGGATCACCGCGGTGACGGTCGTCGATCTCGTCAGCGGAACCGGGACCCCGGTCATGGCCAACGCACTGAACGGCCTCGGCACCGGGGACCTAGCGAACGCCAACCACTTCACCGATGGCGTCCACGGCTACCTGCAGGATGCGACCTCGCTCACTTCGATCTCGACCTACAACGGCGTGGGCAACGACGCGACGGGGCTCTATGACAAGCTCGTCGCTCGTCCGCTCCGGTTCCTGACGGGCGACATCGACGCGGGTTCCGATGGCCTAGCAGCTCTCGTTGTCATCGGCACTGCCGGTAGGTCGACCGACCGAACAAACGGAATCATCGCCGTTCCCGACTCGCCGAACCATCCGAGCGAGATCGCCGCGATCGCGATCGGTGTCATGGCAAGAACGAACAATGACCGCGCCGAAGAGTCCTACGTGGGCAAGCTTCTTCCCGGGGTCATCGCCGGGCGTCAAGTGGCGATCGGGGCGGCGGTCGGACGATGGACGGACACATACGACAACCGTGACTCCGCGGTCAAAGCCGGGATCAGCCCGACGATCGCGGACACCGGTTTCACCGTCCGCATGCAGAACGTCCTGACGTTCTACCATCCGACCTCGGTCCCCGTGGGCTCGAACGGCTACCGCTCGATGCGGAACATTTCGATTGTCCAGAACATCCTGAACTCGATCAAGGCGAACTTCGCGCAAGAAAAATGGCAGGGGGTCTCGATTGTCGCTGACGTGACGAAGGTCAGTAACTCCTTGAGCAAAGACAAGGCGAGATCCTCGAGCTCGGTCATCACCGATCTCGTCGCGCTTGCCGACGCGTTCGCATCGCGCGCCTGGCTCTTCAATGCTGCGTTCACAAAAGAGAACTTGGCAGTGTCGATCCGGACCGGTGGGATCGGGTTCGATTCGGTCATGCCCGTGGTGCTCTCGGGCGAGGGCGGGATCCTCGACACGAGAGTTGATTTCGACACAGCGCTAACCGTGTTCCTCGCGTAGAGCGAAGAAGGGAGTCAGTGACCAATGGCTTACGACGTGGCAGGAAGTAACGGCGCGCTCGAGATCGACGGGATCTCTTTTGACGTAGCCGCGGATTCGAATTTTTCCGTGACTCCGACCGAGTACGAGAACGATCTCGTCGCGACGAGCGGCAAGCCGATGATCAAGAAAATGCGCCGCACGCCCAACGTGGAAAGCGTGATCCTGATCTGCAACGCCGAGGACCGCCTAAAGCTCGAGTCGTTCAACGACTCCAAGACGCCCTATGGCCTTTCGTGGACGAACGCGGCCGGCGACACCTATCGCACGACCGGGATCATCCATTACGAGACCTACGAGACCGAGGAGAATCGGTGCACGCTCACGCTCTTACCGCGTGAACCATGGGCGCCCTTCGTTGCTTCATAGCAACTAGTCGAGAACAGAAGACCGGGAGTTGAAAATGCACTCTGTAAGCCGCGAAGTGGCTGATAGCCAGCTGGCCAAGCTTTTCGATTACTACGAAATCGAGCTCGAAAAGCGCCTAAAGTCGGACAATGCGCAAGCCGTGGCCGATGATGTTAAGGACATCCTGACCCGCAACATCATGAAGGGCAGGCTCGAGATCGACGAGGATGAGAGCGGGAGTGGGATCAAGATCCTTCAACGATTGCGTACGCCCGTCGGCAACGTGAGCGAGGTCCGTTATTACGAGGTAACGGGTCGAGCTCGAACGGCAATCAAAGACGTGGACAAAGGCTCGCCGCATCAAAAGATCTACGCGCTTCTCGCGGCGATCTCGAGGGAGCCGCAACAGATTTTCCTCGGCATGTCTGGTGTTGACCTCACATGCGCGGAGACCCTATCTACGGTTTTTTCGTTAGTGTGACGGGTGACGTGCACCGCTATCTTGGGAACCTGTTTTTCCGCGGCGCCGGCCCGTCAGAGCTCATGGAGATGCCATACCACGAGCTCAAATACTGGAACGAATGGCACGAGGTAATGGCCACGGAGGAACGTAGATCGACCGAAAAGGCGAATGCCCAAAGGAAGTGAGCCCTTGCCCGATTTTGCGGTCAGCGTAGCGATCCGAGGCGATGATCAGCTCAGCGACAACCTTAGAAGGTTGACGAAGAGTGTCGATCGTTTCGGCAAAAAAGCCGACCAGTCCTTCGGGCTCGCTTCCCGAGCAGCTGGCGTTTTCAAGGGAGTCGTCGGCGGGGTTCTCGTCTCGGGTGCGATCTCCGCAGGGTTCAACGCGATGCGCATGGGCGCCGCTTCCGTTGTCAAAGAGTTCATTGACATGGACCAGGCGCTTGTTTCGGCCGGCGCGAAATTCCAGCTGTCCAAGCTCGGCGCCGAACAGGCAGCGAGCACGATGCAAAAGCTCAAGGACGCGGCGCGCGAGGTCGGAGCAGCGACCGAATACACTGCGGCCGAAGGCGCTCAAGGCCTCGAGTTCCTCGCCGCGGCCGGCTTCACAGCCGAGCAGGCGATCGCTTCTCTGCCGGTCATGGTCGATCTCGCGACGGCGAGCAACTCTGATTTCGCGTCGTCCGCCAGTGTCGCGGCCGACGCGATCGGTGCGTTCGGCCTGGCCTCGAGCGACGCGCAAGTTCAGGCCAAAAACCTGCAGCGGATCACGGACGTCTTCGCACAAACTGCGGCGCGGTCGAACGTTGGGATGGAAGATCTTTTCGAGACCTTCAAAATGGGCGCCCCGATCATGACAACGGCCGGCCAGAGCCTCGAGAGCTTCGCGGCGATGACCGCCATTATGGGAAACGCAGGCATCAAAGGATCGCTCGCGGGAACCACGCTCAAAAACACGATCGATCGGCTGATAGCACCCGTCGGCAAGGGTGCCGAGGTTCTCGAGCAGCTAAAGATTCAGGCCAAAGACTCGGGCGGGAATATGCGCGACGTCGCCACAATCCTCGAGGACTTCGGCAAGGCGACCGAGGGCATGGGAAACGCGCAACGCACCGCGGCGATCTCCGCCGTGTTTGGCATGCACGCGGTGTCGGGCATCGCGACGATCCTCGACACCGGGATCCCAACGTTGAAAGAGTTCCGTTCGGGCCTCGAGGACGCAGGGGGCGCCTCGAAGAAGATGGCCGACGAGATGCGTCGGTCGCTCGGGAACCGGATCAAGGTTTTAAAGTCAGGGTTGACCGAGCTCGGCTTGAAAGTTATCGAGGCGTTTTCAAATCGGTTCCCGAACGCGCTCGAGTCGGCGATCAAAGCGGTTCAGAACTTCGACGTCATGCCGATCGTCGATGGCATCAAGGCCATGGTCGAGACAGTCAAGAGTGTTTGGAACTGGTTCGACAAGTGGAAGTTCGTGATCTTCGGGGTCCTCGGAGCCCTGGCCACTTTGCGGATCGCGCTCGCGCTGACTGCGGCTGTCGAGATGTTTATCGCGGTTGTCACCGGTGTCACCACGGTCACGAAGCTTTGGGCTGCTTCGCAGTGGGCGGCCAACCTCGCCTTGCTCGCGAATCCTGTAACCCTAATCATCGCCGGGATCATCGCGCTTATCGCGATCATCGTCCTTGCGATAGTCTATTGGGACGAGATCGTCGCCGCGTGGCAAGCCGGTCTCAATAGCATGTACGCCGGGACGAACGAGACGACGAACGCGATCGCCGACTTCTTCGGTATGATGAGCTCGTCGTTGACAAATATCGCGATCGACATAGACAACGCGTTCGGTGAGGTCTGGTACGGCATGAGGGCGCAAGTCGCTGACACCGTGAGCTATGTCATTGGCGCGTGGGGCGCATTGAAAGCCGCACTCGGGATGGACGTTTCGGGGCTGCCGTCGAGGGAAGATATCACTAAATGGTTCGGCATCGATGAGACCTACAAGCCGACCGATCACATAGACTACTCGGACGCGTCGCAGGGCTACAGGGACGCTTTCGCGACCACAGCGCAACTCCTCGGCGCAAACACAGACAACCCACCGCCGCCGCCGAATCGAGCGAACCGCGAGGCGAGCCAAAACAACGTGAACTTGAGCGGAGTGATCGACGTAGTGAGCTCGAGTGGCCTCGCGACGGAGACGAGTGGGCAGAGCACAGTGAACGGACACAAGGCCCCTGGCGTCGACTGGCGATCAAAGGGCGGGAAGAATAGCGGAGCCTGATACCATGGGACTCGGCGACGCAATAGACAAGGTGAAGGATCTTCTCGGCCTGGGCCCTGACGACTGGGCCGCCAGGCTCGCCGCGTCGATCGAGATGACGAGCCCGAGCGGCAAACAGTTCTCGCCGAAGTGGCAAGGGAACGCGCGCAGTTTTGACAAAAAGCTCGGGATCTTTTCATACCCGAAGCTCGTGGGGAATGTCGTTCAGGACCTCGAAGCTAACTCCGCGCGCTACCCGTTGACGTTGAGTTTCGACGGCAAAGACAACGACCTCACCGCGGCGACGTTCTTCGAGGCAGCGCGAGAAAAGGGTCCTTGGGATGTAATTCACCCTGTCCACGGGTACGTCCAGCTGCAGTTGATCTCGATCTCCGAGCAGGTGCAACCCGTGGCGAGCGGCGGGATCACAGTGTTCGATACTGAATGGATCGAACCGATCGACCCTGACGAGCTCGTCACCGCTCGTGAGCTGCAGAGCAAGACCGAAGAGGCGATCAAGGACCTGAACATAAGCGCCGCTCAACAATTCGCCGACAACGTAACTCAGGCCGCGGCGTCGGCGACGAACGCGATCGCGAGCGCGGCGAGCACCGTAGCGGCGATCATGGACGTCGCGACGAGCCCCCTGTTCGACTCGCTCGACGCGCTGAACGGCGTGGTCAATGCTACGCAAACCGCGCTGCAGAGCACGATCACCCAAGCCGAAATCATAACTGACTCGCTGGCCGGTCAAATACAGCAGCTGGCCCAACTTCCAGCTTTGGGATCTGGCAGTGGCCCATCGAAGCTCGACGCTTTTTCTAACGTGATCGATGCGGTCAGCGAGCGGCTACCGCTTACGGGCCTTGCCTCATCTGGCGATGCCGAGATCCTCAAAAACGGGGTTGCGGTCAACGAGCTCGCCTTGAACGCAGCCGTTGGAGCTATCGCGAAAGCAGCGATCGTCTCGTCGCTCGTCACCCGGGCTGACGCGCTCGTCCTCGCGGGGCGCCTCGGGGATCTGTTCACCACGATCACAGCGAACCTGGACGCGACGCAAGAGGCCTTTTCTGGTCAGCCGGCGGATCTCCAGTATGCCTCGAACGGCCAGGCGTTCGCTGACGCAAACAACGTCATAACGCTGGCCACGCGTTACCTGCTCGCGGTTGCGCCAGATCTCAAGATCGAGCGACGGCAGATCCTAGACGAGCCCAAGACCCCGGTTCAAATCGTGCTCGAAGCCTATGGCGAGCTCGGGGCTGACGGCGAACTGCTCGACCTTTTTATTGAGGCGAACAAGCTCGGCGACGCCCTCGACGGCAACGGGATCCTTGTTCTAGATCGCGGGTCGGAAGTGGTGACGTATGCCTAAACCCGTTGCGGGCAGGCCTTATACGATTGTCCCCGGTGACAATCTTTCCAAGATCGCGGCCGCAGCTTATGGCAACCCCCGCGAGTGGCGAACGATCTGGAAAGCAAACAAGGCCAAGCTCCGCAGTGGGAACCCGAATTTGATTTTCCCCGGTGAGGTTCTTTGGCTTCCCGAGCAGAACGTTCCCGTCGAAGAAGACGAAGAGCCTGCACCCGATCGGCTCGAGGGCAAGGACCTCGATGACTTCACGATCATCATCGAAGGGCTCGAGGTCCCCGTGGTCGACGGCAAGGCCTTTCGCTCGATCGACACCGTGGCCGACGGGTTCTCCGCGACGATCCCTTGGGACCCGACGAGGCAAACGGAACGAAACAAGGAGCTCATCGCCAAGGTAAAACCCTATGGGTACAAGCCATGCGAGTGTTACCTTGGCGGCGAGCTCATGATGACCGGCCGGCTTTATGCCGTGGGTGCCTCGATCGACCAGAACGGCGTGACGCTCGACCTCGAGGGCTGGAGCCACACGGCAGATCTGGTCGACTCCACCGTGCGCCCACCGTACGAAGCGAAAAAGGTCACGCTCGAGCAACGCGCGACGTCATTGCTCGAAGGGTTCGCGATCGACCTCGACTTTCGACTCGAAGAAGACGAGCCTTTCGACAAGATCACTATCCAGCCCACGGACACGATTTTCAATCATCTGCTCGAGCTCGCGCGTCAGCGCAAAGCCCTGGTCACTAGCGACGCGAAAGGCCGCCTCGTGATCACGCAGGCGAATACCGACGGCGGATCCGTCTACACCTTGGAGGAGGGCCGGCGCCCGTTGTCGCAGGCGACGATCCGCTTCGACGGCCGAGCGCGTTTCAATTCTTACACCGCGATCTCACAGTCGCCTCGGAAGAAGGGCGCGAACGCTTCGGCGCCCACGGCGACGGCGAAGGACGACATGGTTCCTGCAGCTCGCATGTACCGGTTCCAGGCGGACGACACGAAGGGCGAGAAGTTGCAAGAGGCCGCAGACTGGGAACGGTCCAGGCGCCTAGCAGACGGCCTCAAGGTATCCCTCCCCGTCGACGGCTGGCAAGTCCCGGGGACTAAGGACTTGTGGAAAGAAAACACGATCGTCACCCTGAAAAGCGCGTCGCTGTTCATTCCTGACGGGTATGACTTTTTAATCCGTTCCGTGGAATACTCGTTTTCTGAGAGCGGCGCCGTCGCGAATCTTGAGCTCGTCCCGCCGGAAACGTTCACGGGTGAGCCCCTAAAGGAGCCGTGGCTATGACAGTGACAGGCAAAGTGCTTGATAGCGAAGAGGGCCCGAACAAAGACGGCGACACGGACGTCCGGTTGCTAACGGTCGAGCTCGCCGACGGCGAGGATATCCAAACCGTGGAATACTACGACTGCGGCGGTCGGGACTATCTCCCGCCGGACGGCGCCGAGGTCGTGATCGTCGACATCTCGCCCTCGTATCGCGTGGCGGTTGCCGTCGACGATCGCCAAGGTTCGGCGGTCGCCAAGGGCGAGCAGGAGCTCTACTCCCTCAACGAGGCCGGGACAGCCAAGGCCGCGACGATCAAGCTCACGAATGATGCAGTGATCGAGATGAACGGCGACACCGATTTCGCCGTGAGGTACTCGGAGCTCGAGTCAGCCTTCAATCAGCTTCGCGGCGATCTGAACGCGTTCATCCTGGTCTACAACACGCACACCCACGTCGCGCCCGTTGGAGGGGGCGCTACGGGCGTTCCTAGCGCCACAGGAACCGACTCGGCCGCTGATATCACTGGAGCCAAGATCGAGGAGATAAAGGTACCGTAGATGGCCTACGATCGAACACAGGGTGACCCCAAGATCACGATCGACAGCGACGGCGCCGATCTTGTGTTCAAGGGCGGGCAACCGGTCATGGATTCCGGTCTCGAGAACGCGATCTTGATCTCCCTGTTCTCGGGCGCTGAGTGGTTCGGTAACGCGTTCGCCTCGCCGAGCTCGAGGATCGAGAGTCGCTTCTATCCGCTCACGCTCAAGCCGGTCACCGCGTCGAGGCTCGCCGAGCTCGAGCGCGCGGTGAAAGCCGACTTGAAAGGCCTGGTAGCACAAGGCGCCATTGCCGATCCGGCTGTCCGCGCGAGCAACCCGACGGGCGATCGGCTATTCATCGAGATCACGATCTCGCCACCGGGGGCCAAGGCCGAGACGATCCTCCTGTCCCGCTATGGGGCGAATTGGTCGGTACAGACAACCCACCCAGCGAACACGAGGGTTTCATAATGGCGATCTCGATTCCGACGACTCAGCAGCTCATAGACACGTTCACCTCCGCTTTCGAGGCCAAGTTGGGTCAGACGGTCCCCGCGCTCGAGCGGAGTTTTATCTCGGTACTGTCCAGGGTGCTGGCGCTATCCGACACTGGTCTCTACAAGTACGCTGCCAACCGCATACTTCAATCCCTGGCCATAACCGCGACCGGCGATAACCTCGATCTCATCGGGGATAACTACGGGGTCTACCGGATCGCAGGGACCGCGGCGGAGATCAACGTCACACTTCTCGGGACCACGGGGTCGACGCTCCCGCAAACGGCGGATTTCGTCGCCGACAACTCCGGGGTCCGGTACTACCCGGAGACCGACGTTGCCTTTGATAACGCACCCACAGCCGGTCAAGAAACGTTCACGATCATATCCGAGTCGATCGGGACCACGGGCAACGCGGTCAGCGGCGACACGTTCACCCTCGCGTCACCGGTCCCCGGCCTGGCCCCCGTCGCGACCTATTCCTCGTCCGAAGCACTCGGCCAAGATCGCGAGACAGACCCCGCATACCGAAGACGGATCCTCGATGAGATCCGAACTGTGGGCGGATCGGGCAATGGCGTGGACTATCGCCGGTGGGGCGAGCAGAGCTCCAACGTGGCCAGGATCTACCCCTACAGCGGAAAGCCCGTGGACGGGTCAGAGGGTCTCACGGACGAGCCAGGCGATCGTACGATCTATGTCGAGGCGACGACCGCCTACCTGACTGGAGATCGAACAGCTGACACTGCGCTTCTCGCCGAGGTCCGCAGTCTGATCACGACGGATCCGGATACAAGTCTCGAGCGCGTACCGCTGGGCTGCCCAGACAACACGCTGTTCGTCAAATCGATCGCGAACCAGGACATATGGGTCACGATCACGAGCCTCACGGCGAACGGTACAACATCGCTCGCGGACATCAAGATCGATGTCGAGCAGGCACTCAGCGACTATCTGCTCGAGCTCACCCCCTACGTCGAGGGCGTGGACGTCGAGGTCGATCGCGATGACGTGATAACGGGCCTCTCGATTGCGCGGATCGTTCAGCAGATATTGATCGATCTAAGCGGGACGGCGACGGCGATCACCTTTTCGCTCACCGAGAGCGGGTCAAGCGCGGGGTCCTACACCGTTCCGCAGGGCTACCTGCCGCAGCTTGGCGGGGTAGACTATGACTGATTTTAGGTACTCGGATGTTCTCCGAACGCTCTTTCCCAAGGGCCCGATATGGGCGTTCAGGGCGTTCGGCCACGCTGATAAGCTTATCGAGACGATCGGCGATGCTAAAGAGATCATCCGCGCGTACTTGAAATCGTTGACCCATATCCGAACGCCGAGCCTGACGCCGATCCTAGCCGACCTCGAGCGCGAGTACGGGATCACGCCGGTTGCCTCACTAACTGAAGCCGAGCGCCGCGAGATCCTCGCGGGCTATGTCTACGCGAAAGTGGACAGCGGCAAGGATGCGCTTCAAGCGCGCCTGCACGCGGCTGGTTTCACCGATCTTTTCGTCCACCACAATGACCCACTGGTCAACCCGTCGTACTACGTCGGCGGGTTGTGGTCCGCAGTTTGCGCGCACGAGGATTCGG